CAACATTGTGTTCTTGGATGAATTTGCTTTCGTGCCATCAAACATCGCTTACGACTTTATTTCCTCAGTTTATCCCGTTATTACGGCAGGTACAAAGACTAAGATTCTAATGGTATCAACACCGAACGGTATGAACCTGTTCTATAAGATTTGGATGGATGCTGTTGAGAAGCGAAGTAACTACATTCCATTCGAAATTCACTGGTCACAGGTTCCAGGTCGTGATGAAAAGTGGAAAGAAGAAACAATCAGGAACACATCTGAACGACAGTTCGATCAGGAATTTAACACATCGTTCTTGGGTTCTACAAACACTTTGATTTCTGGTCAGAAACTCCAGCAAATGACGTATATGAATACGATTGCTGAACATGACTTATTGAAGATATATGAACATCCCGTCAAAGAAGATGGTGAACAGAATCTCAAGGATCATATCTATGCTATTACAGTTGACGTATCCGAAGGTAAAGGATTAGACTGTTCAGCATTCTCAGTGTTTGATGTGTCCACTGTACCATACAAACAAGTTGCGTCATATAGATCTTCTTCGGTTTCTCCGATTCTATATCCAACTATCATATATAACGCAGCGAAATACTATAACGATGCGTACATTCTTGTTGAAATTAACAACACTCCACAGATTGCCGATACTCTACACGTAGAATTGGAATACGAAAACCTATGGAAAGTGTTCACAGGGAATAAGAAACCACAGCAATTGTCTGCTGGTTTCGCACGAGGAATTCAGTTGGGTGTGAAAATGTCGCCACAAGTTAAGCGCATTGGCTGCTCCAACTTGAAAACATTGATTGAAGGTGACAAGCTTATAATTAACGACTTCGATACATATTCGGAGTTAACTACATTTGTGGCAAAAAAGAACTCGTTTGAAGCAGAAGACGAAGCGACAGACGATTTGGCTATGACATTGGTATTGTTTGCATGGGTAACAACCCAAAAGTACTTCAAAGAAATTGTTAACCACGATATACGTAAACAGATTCAGTTAGAAAGCATGAACCAGGTGGATGAAATTTCTCCACCCCAAATGATCAAAGATGATGGTTTTGAACATCCATTTGAAGTGATGGATGGCGATCTATGGGAAGTTGCAGGATCTGGAGAGACGTATTCGGGTTGGTTTAAGGATATGTTGAATTGACTCAAAACCAGCCTTTCATAAATAGATTTATGGTTTTTCTACCTAAAAGAACATAATAATCAAGGAGAATAAAATGTCATTTCAACTCTCTCCAGGAGAAAATGTAACTGAACTTGATCTAACCACGATTGTCCCTTCAGTTGCTACTACTGCTGGTGCCTTTGCTGCTTATACACAGTGGGGTCCAGCTCAAAAAATCACTACCATTACGGATGAGATTGCGCTCGTAAATACATTTGCTCCAGCAGGACCAGATGCTAATTCAGCAGTTAATTTCTTAGTAGCGGCAAGTTTCTTGTCTTATGGCAACAACTTGCAGTTCGTTCGTGCCGTTGGTGCAAATTCACGTAATGCTACAGCAAATACTTCCGCAGCATATTCAAACGATAACAAAGATACATTCCAAGCTTCCAACTACTTGTCAACAGGTGCTGGTAACACATTGGGTGCCTTTGCTGCTCGTTTCCCTGGTGCTTTGGGTAACTCATTACAGATCGATACATTCGATTCATCAAACACAACTACATTCAATTCTGCTACATTCACTTCTGGTGGTGTAACACGTAACTGGAATACTGTGGTTAATGCTGCTCCAACAACTTCTGCTTATACACAAGCTGCTGGTGGCTCCAATGATGAATTCCACATTGTTATTACCGATGCTGGTGGTTTGTTCACTGGCACAAAAGGCACAGTTCTAGAAACATTCGCATGGGTGTCTAAGGCTTCTGATGCACAGATCAACAGTAATTCCAACTTCTGGAAACAAGTTTTGTTTGATCAATCCAAGTATGTTTTCGGTGTTGACGCAGTTGACTATTTGAACAACTACAGCACATGGAACAAACGTGCAGCAGGTGTAACCTTCGGTAGAACATCTTCCGCAGCAACTACAACAACTCTATCTGGTGGTCGTGACGACATGGCTACAGATGCATCATTGATCAATGGTTTCTCATTGTTCCAAAACAAAGAATCTATCGATATCTCATTGACATTGACTGGTGACGCAAGTGTAACAGTTCAACAATACGTTATCGACAACATTGTAACACAACGTGCAGACAACGTGGGATTCATTTCTCCACCACAAACAGCGGTTGTTAACCAAGCTGGTCAAGAAGCTGCAAACATCACAACATGGTTGGGTTCATTGTCTCGTTCTTCAACATACGTTGTTGCCGACTCTGGTTGGAAGTATATGTTCGACAAGTACAACCAAACATATCGTTGGATCCCATTGAACGGTGATATCGCTGGTCTATGTGTTAACACAGATACTGTAAACGATCCTTGGTACTCTCCAGCAGGTTTCAACCGTGGTGCTATCAAGAACGTGGTTAAGTTGGCATGGAATCCTTCTAAGACATTCCGTGATATCTTGTATGCTCAAGGTGTTAACCCAGTTGTGTCATTCCCAGGTCAAGGAACAGTATTGTTCGGTGACAAGACATTGACAGTTAAACCATCTGCATTTGATCGTATCAACGTTCGCCGTTTGTTCATCGTTTTGGAAAAAGCTATTTCCAGATCCGCACAATTCTCATTGTTCGAATTCAACGATTCATTCACACAAGCTCAATTCATCGCTTTGGTAACACCATTCTTGCGTGAAGTTTTGGGTCGCCGTGGTATTACTGCTTTCAAGGTTGTTTGCGATTCTACAAACAATACTCCAGCAGTTATTAACGCAAATCAGTTTGTTGGTGACATTTACATTCAACCAGCACGTTCAACTAACTTTATCCAGTTGAACTTTGTCGCAGTTGGTACTGGCGTTGACTTCAACACCATCGTTGGAACAGCACAATAAATACTACGACTAGGAGAAATAAATGACTTTCAAAATTTCTGATTTCAGATCAAACATGGCAGGGGACGGTGCTCGTCCCAACTTGTTCTCTGTAACACTGGTATTCCCAACAATCGCAGCAAACGGTGCTGCTGCTGGTCAGAAGACAACCTTCATGGCTAAAGCAGCACAGTTGCCAGGTTCATCTATCGGTCAAATTCCACAATACTACTTTGGTCGTGAAGTGAAATTTGCTGGTAACCGTTCCTTCACAGACTGGACACTACAGATCGTTAACGACGAAGACTTCTTGATCCGTAACGCTCTTGAGTCTTGGATGAATGCTATCAACAGCAATGAAGGTAACGTTCGTACTGGTGCTGCAATTAATCCATCTTCATACTCTGTTGATGCGTTGGTTACTCAATACGGCAAGGCTGGTAACACATTGAAGACATACAAATTCGTTGGTATGTTCCCAGTTGACGTTGCTCCAATCGATTTGGATTGGGGTTCTAACGATACTATCGAAGAATATGCAACAACATTTGCATTCCAATACTGGACTTCCGATACAACATCTTGATAATTTAAAGGGGGGATTCGTCCCCCCATATGTGTAAGTGAATTGAACTAGGACGAATATGGCATCACAATCTCAAAAATTTTCACTGTTCGGTTTTACCTTTTCTCGTGATAAGAACGAAGAACAGAATAAAGCTCAACAGTCCTTTAGCCCACCGACGAATGATGACGGTGCGTTACAGATTACGTCTGCCGCTTATTATGGAACATATGTTGACCTCGATGGTACAGCGAAAAATGAAGTAGAGTTGATTTCCCGCTATCGTGAAATGTCAATGCAACCAGAAATTGAATCTGCAATTGACGACATTATCAATGAAGCTATCTGTCAAGATGATGACGGAAAAACAATTCAAATCGTTCTTGACGATCTGCAAGTGCCAGATAAGATCAAGAAAGCAATCAAAACCGAATTCAATACTGTCTTGAAGATGCTGAACTACAGCAACATGGCTCAAGACATTTTCCGTAGATTTTACGTTGACGGAAGACTTTTCTACCATATCCTCATCAACAAAGATAATCCTGTTGAAGGTATTAAAGAACTGCGTTATGTAGATCCACGTAAACTTCGCAAAGTTCGTGAAATCAAGAAACAAAAAGATGAACGCACTGGCGTTGATATCATGAACGTTATCAACGAATACTATATCTACAATGATAAAGTAACGTCTGGTTCATCGTCAAGCTTTGGTCCTGCTGGTGTTCGCATCACAACCGATTCTATCATTTCCGTTGTTTCTGGTTTGATGGATTCTCGTCGTGCTGTGGTTCTATCACACCTACACAAAGCTATTAAGCCTTTAAACCAGTTGCGTATGATCGAAGATGCAACTGTTATTTACCGTATCTCTCGTGCTCCAGAACGCCGTATTTTCTACATCGACGTGGGTAATCTACCTAAGTTGAAAGCGGAACAATATCTGCGTGACATTATGGTTAAGTACAAGAACAAACTTGTATACGATGCCAACACTGGTGAAGTTCGTGATGACCGTAAGTTCATGTCCATGATGGAAGACTTCTGGTTGCCACGCCGTGAAGGTGGTAAGGGTACAGAAATTGATACATTGCCAGGTGGTCAAAACCTTGGCGAACTTGAAGACGTTAAGTACTTCGAGAAGAAGCTATACAAAGCATTGAGTGTTCCTATTTCACGTTTGAACCCAGAAACGTCTGGCTTCTCTATTGGACGTGTTGCGGAAGTTACCCGTGACGAATTGAAGTTCACAAAGTTTGTGGATCGTCTTCGTAACAAATTCTCTGATCTGTTCGACCAAGCATTGAAAACTCAATGTGTGTTGAAAGGTATCTGTACAGCAGAAGAATGGATAGACTTTAAAGAAAACATTCACTACGACTTCATTAAAGATAATAACTTTGCCGAATTGAAAGAAGCAGAGTTGATGAAGGAAAGACTTTCATTGTTGAATGAAGTTGATCCATATATTGGTCGTTACTTCTCTCAAGCATGGATTCAACGTAACGTGTTGCGTATGAATGATGATGAAATCAAACAGATGCAACAAGAGATTGACCAAGA